GATCTTGGTACATAAACGCCTTGACCGGCTTGCCCGTCATCACATCCATGTTCTCGGTGATGGGGTCGCGTGGCTTGGCATCTTGCGGCAACGGTACGATGCGATCTGCATTTCTCACACCCAACGTCTCGATCATCTGCCGATGAAGATAGGGCAAGTCGTAGAGTTGCGGAGCCGTTTGTGAAAGCTGGAGTACGGCTTGGTACTGCACCACCTTCTGCGACATGGTTGCCGCGTTGGGGTCCGATACTGGAATAACATCAACATCATCGTAGTCGGCTTTCTTTGCCTTGCGATCACCGACTTCCGGCTCGTAGCTATATTCCTCTGGCGTGTTGTCTCGAATGATTGAAGCCAGAAGCTTGAACTCCTGCTTCATGGCGTAGTACACACGCGCTTGCACGGCGGTCATGACCTTGAGGACTCGCTCCAAAACGGCGAGGGTCGTACCAACCGGAGCTTGCGAGGACATGTCCGAGATCTTCAGGTCCGATACCGCAGCGAAGCGGCGTCCTTCCTCGATGATCTTGTCCATGAGCATGGACAAAGTTTGGCTCGGCTCCTTGTACGGGAGCGGCAGGATGTTGTCGCGGATCGCGCCTGACGGAATGTCTACGTCTCGGAACTCGCCCGGAGCGATTGGAGTATCGTCTCCCTTAATTCTAAGTCCTCTGGATTTGAGTCCTCCGGGGAGATTACTGAGGGTTCCGGCGTCCACCAGTTGTCGAAGGAGGGACGTTGCAGCTTTACTGTGTCCCCCGATAAGGTGAATAAGGCCGAAGTAGTAAAATCCAAATCCCGGTATGTATCCGTAATGGACAAAGTGTTGTCGCTTGATCTTGAGCTTGTCATCTTCCCTCCAGTTCCGCCGGATGGACAGAACGGTACCGGTGCCTTTCTCGATGGTTACTACGTATGGAAGGGCTATCCCGGTTTCACTGTTATCTTTGTCAACGTCCGGGTACCCCGGCAAGTCGATGTTCACATGCATCTCAAGAAGCTGGAACCGGTCGTCCATGCTCGCTGAGAAGCCTTGGTCCTCTGCCTTCTGTTTCTCTACCTCGTCCATCACGCGCATCGGCTCACCAAGATCAATGTCTCGATAGAACCCAGCGTATTGAAGCTTCTTTAGTTCATTCTTTGTCTTACGCATCCGGTGCGTAACACGATCAGCCGTTTCCAAGTTAGCAGCACCGTACGGCACCACGATATCTTCGGCTGGGATATACACCGCCGTTTGACGGTTCAGCGACGGATCAAAGTACACCTTCTTAAAGGCGTTACCGGCGAGGGCCAGCGAGAGCAGGAGTCGTTCATGCTCAGGCCGATACTCCTTCATCACCTCGGTCAGTTGGTAGTTCATGTCATCCGAGACACGAATGGCTGAGTCACGCTTCTCTTGCGTCTCCTTACCAATGATCTTGGCCTTGACCGGTCCCATCGCAGGGAAGGTCTCCATGATCGTCTCGGACTGGAACTTAACCGCGCTCTCCATCAGGAGGGGATGGAATACACCACATGCACCGGGCCACGGCTCCGTCCTTTCCTCGTACCGAATACCGAGGATCTTCAATCCTTTAACGTACGTGTCGAGCCAATCTTTGCGAGATGAGAGGTCTTGCTCGTAACTACCAATCAGTTCTGAAGCGAGGCTTTGAAGCTCACCCTCATCCATAAAGTCTGCGAGGTTTGCGTCGAAGTCTTCTGCTCTGGGTGCGCGTTTTTCAAGGTTAATCTCTACCCCATCCATGCCGATGGACACGCTCTCCGGATCTTCAATCATGATCTCAATCGGCGCTTCTTCAGCAGCCAGAGCTTCGAGACCCATCGGAGCCTGCATAAAACTTTTATCGACGGCCATCTAAATTCTCCTAGTAATACCCTTCGTGCCTGTGGCTCTTGAACCATTTAGTCGGTTCTGGCTCATCATTTGGCAAACGAATAAACCCTCCCTGCCGGAATCGCAGGAGAGCTAGTGTTGTCGAGTCCACTAAGTCGTCATGAGTTCCAGCCGGAAAGTCGTTACACTCTTCGACTACTTCCCATGCCCAGCGACGGTCAGGCACCCATACAATGCCTGAAGAAAACAAGTCCGTCACGGCATTTACACGTGATATCTTATCCTGCCCCTTACCCGGCGTGAATTCTGATATCGGTACGCCCATCCGCCGCATCTCCTGATACAGCGCCGCACCGTTGGATTTCTTCTCAACAATAAAGGTATCCGGGTTCCACTCTTTGTACTCCTCCAACACCATCGCCTTTAGCTCTGGGAACTCCAGTCGCTGCTTAATGGAGTTCAGTAGGATGATGTTGTAGTTGTTAGTCTCCTCGTTGAAGAAGACTCCCCACGTGGTCAGGGCGTTGTAGTCCGACCGGTTGGTTTTCTCTTGGGCAGCGTCGAGCGACATAATAATGTGCTCGGGCTCCCACACCTGCCACCACTCTCTTTTAATAAGAGCGCCTTCCTCCGAGGTCGGCTGCTGCATGTACTGGGCCTGCCAATACCGCACATCCATGCTGGCCTTTTTTGCCAACAACTCGTCAATGCCCCAGAACTCAGGCCAGAGCGGTTTCTCATTTAATATGGCCGGGAACTCTACGACCTCCCACTGGTCTGCCCCTTCTTCGCGGGTCATGTGATCCACGATCTTGCCGGTCAGGTCCATCTTGCTCCACCGCGTCATCACGACGATGATCGCGCCACCCGGCATTAATCGCTGGACCGGGCCTGACTGGAACCATTCCCAAGCCGGTTCAAAAACGTCTGCGCGACCTTGTTTAGCTTCCTGTTCTGAGTGGGGATCATCAATAATGAACAGATCAGCGCCTCGACCAGCAAGAGCACCGCCAACACCGATAGCAAAATACTCGCCGTTAAAATTAGTACCCCATCGAGAAGCAGATTTAGAGTCGGCCTGAAGCTCAACTTGGGGGAAAATGTCACGATAGTTCTCCGCTCCCACCAAATTACGCACCCGACGACCGAAGTTCACCGCCAAGTCTGCGGTGTGGGACGCCATGATGACCTTCTTCTGGGGAAACTTGCCTAGAAACCACGCCGGAGCAAGGTAACTGATCATCTCCGACTTACCGTGACGCGGAGCGATGTTGACGATGACCCGCTTCTTCTTACCCAACGCAATTTCCTCGAAGATCTTGGCTAGGCGACGGTGATGCGGACCCACTTTGTAGCCCGGATACACATGATTGATGAAGTCGAGGAACGATTCCTTGCCCTTGGCCTGCGTAATCTGCTGCTGATAGTTCTTTAATAGCTCAGCAACGCGCCGTTTCTCCTTGTCCGGCATCGTCGGCAGGGCGGCTTTCAGCTTTTGCAGCTTGTCAGGTGTGAGTTGCAGGCTCATACGGCGGGGAGCGGCGGATCTGGGTTAAGTTGTTCGTCTGTTTGAGTCCAGAGTGCAGCAACGGGGTACAAACACTCTTCACAAAACACCCTGCCATCTGTTGAAAGATAGAAAGTAGGCTGTTCGCAGTTCCCGCAGGCCACGATAGCTACTTCTTCCTCGGCTTCAACAGCCTTTTTTGACTTCTTCCCCTTGAATCCAACCACATCACCCACGTGATGCACCGTTTTCTTCAGTGACCACCGTATATTCAATGCCTTCCAGCACCGAGAGAAGCTCCTTCTCCACTTCCTCAATCGGCTTGATGATGTGCGTGACCTCGCTACGCTTCTTAAAGGCGTCAATCCCGTCCACTTCGCCCAAGGCTTTGAGGGCATTGATGCGCGTTTTCAGGTCATCTGCCTGCTCCGCAGCCTCAAACAGCTTATTCACCACGTAGAGCTTCAGGTCAGATAGCTCTTCCACAATCATGTGGTTGTACCGGGCAGCTAACCCTGCATACAACGCGATGGCCTCGTTCGGATACTTGGCAAAATCTGGTCTGGCCTTGGGGTCTTTGATCATCTTGCGGGCCAATTCTTGTGCGGACGCGCTGTCAGACTCGTTCGGGATGATGGGCTGGCTCGATACGTCCGATATGAACTTGATGGTTCTAGCCCGCATGTCCAGTTCTTCAGCCGGGGACAAGTCCGGTAGCGCCTCAGCCGCGTTTGCCGGGAGAGCAAGGTTCTCTTCGATGTCAGGGACCAGTGGCTGCATTGTTGCGAAATATATACGAATTTTGGGCATGGTACCAAATTGGATACCGGGGGGTGTTTTATAGCGAGGGGGTGGGGTCGGCCCAGCCAGATTTTAAAAAATGCGTGGTGATTTGTGTGGATCAAAGCGGGGCGGGGCGAGCGCGGAGTCTCAGCCTGACAGCGGGGGGTACGGGGCGGGTAGGGTCTGGCCTAGACCGATTCCAGAATCGGCGAGGGGGGCGGGGTAGACGCGGCGAGACCGCGTGAGGCAAGGGGAGCGTATCTGTTTCAAGCTGTACCGGGTCGCACCATGCGCGGCGAGACCCAACCCGGCGAGCGCGAACGTACCGCGCTAACCTAGTCCAGACGTAGCCTAGACCCCGCAAGGTCGCGCCCGATTATGTGGCGAGAAAACAACGCGGAAAAACCGCGTGGAACAAGGCGAGGGGCATTGATTATATTGGCTTTTTTAGGCTTGTTCCGGGCTTGTTCCAGATGATCAAAGAAATTGGAACAGCGCAAGTGTTTGATTTTAAAAGGAAAAACGCCGTTTTTTTAGGCTTGTTCCAGTGTTCCAGCAAAAACGAGGGGTAGCCCGGCAGAATCGCGCAAAAATCGGGAGAGCGAAGCAAGGGAGCGCGGCGCGTTAAAAAGCTCGAAAATAATTTGAAACCCGTTCGTTTTTCAAAAATCCCTTTGTTCTCTCTTTTT